TACGTGGTCGTGGATGTACGACTCAATAGCCTGAGCGTGAGCTTGTATCACATCTTGGCTGTTGGACGGTATCCCCTTTGTCTTTACGTTCATCTTTGAAGAGGTAGACGCTAGATGCGCAGGGCGGTTCATAAGGTACTCGTCGTATCCCCTTGACTCAAAATACCTAGCGATACCGTACTTGTTGTTCTCTATCAGCACAGGGTATCCGTAGAATACCGCAGCCATAAGGATGTCCTCGTAGAATATCTTGGCAAGCGGAGGCCGTGAGGCGTACTCCGCGACAAACATATTGGAGGGGTGCTCCATCGAGAACTTATTATACACGTGGCAGGCACCCTTTGAGGACCTGTAGTCAAGGGTGGTGTCAAGGTCGTAGGAGTCAACACCCATAACCCCGAATGCTCCGTTGGGGGCAACAGCTTTATTGTTCTCAATCTTCCGTTTATTTCGAATATCAACAGGTGCTAGCCAAGCCACACGCCACCGCCCATTAGGGTCGGGGGCGAAGATTACCTCACTGTCCATCTTTCCGTCTTTCCATTGGAAGTTGCCGATTACCACAGGGTTTGGGTAAAGTTCCTCGTTGTGTTGTATCTGCTCGTATATCTTCTGGATGTTAAACAGAGAACTCTTGGTCGAGTCGCGGAACGCCTCGTCCTCGGTGAAGGGGAACTGACGGATGATTTCGTTGAGCTCGTAGCTGTTGTTCTGCTGGCCTTTTCTCTCGTTCTTTAAGAACGTCCTAGCACCTATATCGGTAAGGGTTCCGTCTTCGGTAAGCGTTGGAGCCTCTGGGTCTTCAACAATAGGCAGGCCGTACTGGCTGAAGAATCCCTCCATCGCATCATATGCTGGGATGAATATCTTATAAAGCCCGCTCTTGGTCCTTCCGTTCTCGTTGCGGTCGTTGGGGTCGGAGTCGTAGTACAGATTCCTAAACTCCCTGCCGCCCTTGTCCAGAGGGTTTACTGTGGAGCCCACCATTGCCTTGCCAATCACCCTACGACCAACGAGCAGACAGGTCCTATGGATTCTCCACACCTCTCTTATGTCATTAGGATTCAGCCACTTACCAGCCTCATCAAGAAATAGCATATGGGTCTTGCTTCCGTCATACGCGTTATTGGTAGTGTTCTTCCAGTTGATTATAGTGTCCAATGCCTCACCTCGTGAGGTCGTCTTGTTCTTCTTGGTGATCCTCTTTGATGGCTCACGGAATGCGAGCTCCATACGCGGGTTAGTCGTTCCGTCAATGATAGGAGAAAAGAAGAACGGGTAGCCCTTGAATATAGGGATAATCTTAGAGCCGAACACCGCCTCCTGGGCGTCTGTTCCTGTCTTGCTCATAATGCCCAACAGCTTCTCCTTCACCTGACTGCCCTCGTCAACAAGAACCGCTGCACTCATATTCGTATATCCAGAACGTCTGCACTTGGTGTATATCTGCCCTAAACACCGAGGGTCTGATTCGCAGGCCGAGAGGTGGACAAACAGCTTACGCTGAAAGTCTAGGTACGTAGGGTATCCGATGTCTATGGAGCTCCACTGGAGGAACATATAGTGATGACCTGTGATGTAGGTCTCCTCACCGTTGTTCATAAACCACAGCCCCTCCTTACGCCTCTTGAACTCCTGCTCGATGTAGGGGCTCCACTTCTGCTGGAACTCTCTGGGGGACTCATACCAGTCGTCCATAGAGTTTATCTGCGCAAGCTCCCTAGGGATGTCCTGACGCTTCCACATCTGCTGCTCTTTAGGCAAGTCGCTAAAGAGGAAAACCTCCGGCTTTGGTAACTGGATGCTGAGGGACTCTATCTCAATGATGGGTCCGTCCGAATTGTTCGGACAGATGTTTATCACCTCCTGCTTGTCTATTACCTTAAGCCCAGCCATTATCTTGCCATCCTCTCAGCGAAGCCTCCCTTGAAGTCCTTCTCCTTTTCAAAGGATCCGGACTCCTCGATGTCGCCAACAAGCTGCTCTAGCTTCTGCCTCTCTACGATAAGCTCCTTGCAGGCGAGGGCTGTGTCCTTGATGGCCTGCAGCTCTGCCTTGCGAGCGGACCCCGTTAAATCGGGGTCTACCGGCTTGCGGATCTCTTCGGTCATATTACCGATTGCAGCCTCCATCGCAGAGATGAGGTTACGCGCAGCAGTAACTGTTGTGAACTTTACAGCTTTTGACATATCAAATGGTGGATTTGCATACGCCACAGCTTGCGGCCATTGATGTCCATCTCGTAGTCTGCGTCCTTGGCAAAGTATACCACGTCGCCCACAGCAAGACCTTCTTCCTCTAGCCACCTGCTGCCGTAAACGATACGGCCCCAGCGCTTCTCGGGTTCCTTGAGGGTGATGATTTCTATGAAGCTCTTCTCCTTGTCGGCATCGATGTCAAAGGGCTCTAGGAATACCCAGTCCGCAACAGCTATAAGGCTGCCGTCGGGCTTCTCGATGAGGTATGCTTGGTTACCCTGACCGCCAAAGGGGTCATAGTTGACTCGGTATATCTTCTCTTTAGGGTCAACGACTTGGGTGTCGTTGAGCGCAACGTGGTGATGGTGGAACACGTAGTCGCCTATCTCTAGCTCAGACTTGAACTTGGCAGGAATGCCTACAACCTTAGCCTTCATAGTGCGGTGTTGGAACTCGTTGAACTTAGTGTCGAGGTAAAGCTCTGACTCTCCCACCTTGATGGTGTCGTTTACAGCGCTAGGTATGTGCACGAGGATGTGGTACAATGGTATCATATGTTTAATTAAAATAAATAAAAGTTGTAAGTCGGTTACAACTAGAAGTTACAGTCGTACTCTACTATAACTGGCATACCCTCGATGGTCTTCCACAGCATAAGCGTGTCTTCCTTCTTTAGGTATATGAGGTACTTGCGCTCTCCGTGGTAGTGCAGGTGAGAACCGTCGAGAACGATTGAGTCGATCTCTCCGTCCCCAGCCTTCTGGCCTACATAGTAGGCTAAGGCTTTCAGTGGGTCGGTTCCCGCAATGATTTTTCTGATAAGTTCCATTTCATTTTAATTTAGTTCAAATTTAGCCAATAATCTATATTGGTTGTATCGTCGGCTTCGTCGTCCTCTCTGTAGGATCCCATAAGGTATGTGACTAAGGAAATCATCTCCTCCTTGGTGTCTACGTTGATGTTGGACACGGACTCCACTATGCTGTTTCCGTCTACCTGGTCAACCACAAGTCCTGCTGATGCAATCATCATAAACTCATCGATAAGGCCAAGTTCTTCGGCCTTGTTTAATATGTCATCGAAGCTGTTCTTTGCAAACATAAACAGCTCAATCCTAGCTGCAGCCTTGTCCATTAAAGCTTGCGGATGTGTAGGATAGAGTATTGGTCTATGCTTGCGGTTCCGCTGCCCGTCTCTAGCGCTGTGACCGCTATAAGGTCCCCTGCGTTTAAGTTGGCAAATGTAGACTGAGTTACAAAATGCTCGGTTCCAGTGCCTAATGTCGTTTCGTTGGCGTTTATAATAACTCCATTAAGCTCAAAGTTAAATTTTACCACAACACCAGCGCCGCCGCTCGTTGTGATAGCCATACAGATTGTGATTTGATATATCCCTCCATCCTGAAGAAACTCTACCGCGTCATTGGTTCCACCGTATACGCTAAGTAGATTTACGTAAGAGGCGGCATCCCCTACTTTGTTGGATTCTGTAGCAAGGGAGCCTATAGGCTGAAACTCCAAATACTGAGGTGATGCTGTAAGAGCTAATGCTGCTGTTGTGCGAGCAACAAGCTCAGGTGCCGACTGATATCCACCGGGGTTTATCAGAGACTTAAGGTTAGAGTAGTCTATTCTTTTCCAAGTAGTAGTAGATACGTCATAAATCAAGAACCTGTCGCCGTTGGCGATGGTACCAATGTCAGATATAGACGATGGGTTGTCAAGACGTACCGTCGAGCTAGTGATGGCAAGGGGTAGGGTCGCCGTTGTAACGGCGCCTCCCGAAAAGGCGGCAGCGTTAAGGGTGCGCTTTATTACCTGGTTGGATGCGTTAAGGAAAAGTGCTGATGTCTCCGTGGATCCTGTGGCAGGAACGGTTGGAAACTCTAGGATTCCGTTGACGCCGACCTTGGTGGTTCCAATCTGAAGTGCTGTTGCCACTCCGTCTCCTGACTCTACGTTCTTAAGGGTGGTGGTAGCGGTGTTCGTCGCCAGCTTTAGCAGCGAAGAAAATGCGTTCTTTACCTTTTGTCCACTAAGTGTTGCCATATTTCGTACTTTTGCTACAAAGATACAATTTACTTCATTGGCTAAAAAGTTCAAGAAAAAGGAAGACCTAAAGTTTAGGGACTTTGCCTACCGCGACGATCGCGGTCCTACTCTATACAAATTTGGTTGGCACGCCAACAAGTTTATGAAGCAGGAGTATAAGCTCCTGCCAATACAGGTGGACTTCCTTATATTTGCCTACGACCTAGAGTTTTTTACCATCGAGTGGATGGGACAACAGCTGTCGAAGTC